CACGTTTATGCAATCGGAAGTAAAGAACCGTAACGGCAGAGTATATCCTAAGTCTATTTTAGCTAAAGAAGCCGTTCGTTATCAAAGGGATTATATTGATAAGAATCGAGCATATGGGGAGCTTGGGCATCCTCAGGGACCTACTATTAACCTTGAACGCGTTTCACATATGATTAAAGAGTTAAAGGAAGACGGTAACAATTTTACTGGGCGAGCTAAGATTATGGGCACGCCGTATGGTAATATTGTTAGAAGTTTAATGGACGAGGGAGCTAGTTTGGGTGTTTCTTCACCAGGCATGGGCACTTTGAAGCAAGGAAGAGGTGGTTTTGCCGAGGTACAAGATGATTTTTATCTAGCCACGGCGGCTGATATTGTTGCCGATCCTTCTGCACCAGACGCTTATGTTCAAGGCGTAGTGGAAAATAGGGAATGGGTCTGGGATAACGGAGTTATTAAAGAGGCAGATGTAGCCAGACAACGAGCCTATATTAATAAAACTACACAAAGGAACTTGGAAAAGGCTAAAATAGAAGTCTTTCAAGACTTCCTCGCGAAACTGTAAATCTTATAAATAAATGTGTTAACTAATAAATATATTCGTGTAGACAAGGAGATCAAAATGTCCGAACAAGAATACGAGATGGTCGAAGACTCTGAGAACGAGCTCGAGGATGATCAGACTGAAGCTCAGGACATGGAATATGATGAGGATGACGACCAGCTAGACGAGTTTAAGGCTTCATATGGCGATCCTTCAGAAGTTCCAGAGCCTGTTGCTAAAAGGGTACCGAAATTAAGAGGATCAAAGGACGCTGGTGAAAAGTCGCCTATCGTTACACCTGGATCTAAGCCACCTAAAACTAAAGTCGCTGCAATCAATGCGATGATGACGAAGATGAGTGGTATGAAGAAGGGTGATCTTATTCAAATGCACAACACGATGATGCAGAGCAATCAAAATACTTTTAAAGAAGAATATGACGATGAGGACGAGCTAATTCCTGTGAAGATGGCCCCTCGCGTTACTCCGGAAGATATTGATTTGTCGGACGATGTTAGAGCAATGTTCGGTGATGAAGAGCTTTCTGATGATTTTAAAGACAGGGCTACTACTGTATTCGAGGCAGCCGTTGTAGCAAGGATTAATGATCAGCTAGAGACGATCTCCATCGAAACTGATGCAGAGATTGAAGCAGAGCGTCAAGTAATTGAGGCTGATCTTACTGATAAAGTTGACTCTTATATGGATTATGTCATAGAAGAGTGGACAAAGGAAAACGAAATTGCAATCGAAAGAGGCCTCAAAGCAGAAATTACTGAGGATTTCCTTAGTGGATTGCAGCAATTGTTTGCAGAGCACTATATTGATATTCCTGAAGAAAAAGTCGATGTTGCCGAAGAGCTAGCTTATAAGATAGAAGAGCTCGAGGATATGTTGAATAAGGAAATTGAAGCTAATGTAGAGCTCTCTCAATGGATCAACGAAGCGACCAAGCACAGCGCGGTCCAAGATGTTGGTGCAGATCTTTCAGACGTAGAGAAAGATAAACTAGCGCAGCTAGCTGATGGAATTGAGTTTAATGATGCAGATGAATTCTCTAATAAACTCAACGTTATCAAAGAGCAGTATTTCGTAGATGATTGGGAAGCAGAATCTCTCATCGAAGATGATAGTGATGTGGCTGATGTCGTCGATTATGCTGAAAGTCCTAAAATAACAGGTCCAATGGCTGCTTACACTAGTGCCATTTCAAGAACTGTAAATAAGTAATTTTATAAATAATAATGTTCACATGCTAAAAGGCTGAAAGAATACAAGGAGAAAACCAAATGATTACTGAGAATCTACAGCAGAAGTGGCAGCCAGTTCTTGAGCATCCTGATCTTCCTGAGATTAGAGATCCTCATAAACGCGCGGTTGTTGCAACGTTGCTGGAAAACCAAGAGGCTTCGGCTCGTGAAGAGGCGCAGGGTTCTGGTGGTTACGGCTCTCCTACGATGTTGGGTGAAGCGGCTCCAACCAATGCTATGGGTGCTTCTTCTTCGACAGCGGGGGACGGATCCGTAGACATTTTTGACCCGGTCTTAATTTCACTCGTTCGACGTTCAATGCCAAACCTAATCGCCTATGATATTTGCGGTGTACAGCCAATGACTGGTCCTACCGGACTGATCTTTGCTTTACGCAGCCGTTATACGTCACAGTCGGGTACGGAAGCACTATTCAACGAAGCTAATACTACCCATTCAGCATCAATGGCGGGTAATACGGCTTCTATCGGTTCTATCGATTCTAGTCCTGCTGCTGCAGCGACTGGTAATGATCCGACCGATCGTGCATCTGGTTCTGGTTATACGGTTGAGCAAGGCATGAGTACGGCTGATGCTGAAGCAATCGGAGACGACTCAACAGGTAATGCTTTCCAAGAGATGGCATTTAGCGTTGAGAAGGTTTCGGTTACTGCAGTTAGTCGCGCCTTGAAGGCAGAATATACGATGGAGTTGGCCCAAGACCTTAAAGCAGTCCATGGTTTGGATGCTGAGACGGAACTGGCTAATATCCTGAGTTCAGAAATTCTTGCTGAAATCAATCGTGAAGTTGTTCGTACAATTAACTACACCGCCACTGCAGGTGCACAGGATAATGTAACTACCGCTGGTACATTTGATCTTGACACGGATGCAAACGGTCGTTGGTCAGTTGAGCGCTTCAAAGGCTTGATCTTCCAGATTGAGCGTGAAGCTAATCAGCTTGCCAAAGCGACTCGTAGGGGTAAAGGTAACGTAATGATCTGCGGATCTGATGTTGCTTCTGCTCTACAAATGGCCGGTGTTCTTGATTATACTCCAGCCCTTAACAATAATCTCAATGTTGATGATACTGGCAATACTTTTGCTGGTATGATGAACGGCCGGATTAAAGTTTATATCGATCCTTACTTCTCCACTTCAAGTGGAAAACAGTATGCTACGATCGGTTATAAAGGCTCGAGTGCATTCGATGCAGGTCTTTTCTACTGCCCTTACGTACCACTACAGATGGTCCGGGCCGTTGGAGAGAACACCTTCCAGCCTAAGATTGGCTTCAAGACTCGTTACGGTATCGTAGCGAATCCATTTGCCACTTCAGCTGCGACTGGTGTAGTTAACTTTGCAGCGAAGAACATCTACTATCGGATTATGTCAATTTCCAACCTAATGTAATAAAAACAATAAAAGGTTGTACAAACTAAG